AGTGTTGCGGTTAAGCCTTGGAATGTTCCTTGATATGAGGCAGTTGCTTGCGCACCTGACTTAACATAAAGGTTATATCCAAGAGCGCCAGTAACGGCTGCAGACAAAGTTACTACAATAGTTTTATTACCACCTGTGGTTGTTTCTGCGGCTTGCGCTGAAACAATTGATTCTCCAAAACCTGAACCTGAAATACCTGCGTCAGCAGTAACAAAAATAATGTACGCTCCGTTAGGTAATGCTGTTTGTCCTGAAGTAGTCGCGGTAGCGGTTGCAGTAGCGATAACTGGTGCAGCAAGTGCGCCAGAATATCCTGATGCTGTTCCGCGTGCCATTAACATCATTCTTTCTTCCATAAGCATTGTTGCATATAGAGTAGAAGTTGATGATAGTTGACGAAGGTCCTGATAACCCATACCTGAGAAGTTAGCATCGAATGAAACTGCATCAGATAGTGAGTAAGAGTTGTAAGGCAGAATTAAATCATCTGCGGCATAAGAAATCTTTGGACCGCGTTGGAAGTTAATAGAACCGAATGCAGTTGTAGTTGATTCGGTAATTCCAGGGAATGTGTTTCCTACTCCACCTGTTCCTGTACCTGTGTAACCAGTAATTCTTTTTACACGGTGAGAAGTGCCTACACCCTTCTTACGCGCAATTTTATTGCGAAGAGGTGTTGGGCGTGGTGTTAGTAACTTAGAAGGTGCTTCTAGGTCAAAAGCCGCAAATGATGTGCTAAGTGGGCTGGTGAGTGTGATGTCTTTCTGAATATCTTGCATCGCTAAGCGTTGTGAAGCAAGTGCATTATTTAATGAACCAATTGCTTCTGGGCTTAATGACTTATTTGAGGCTAGTGCTTCAAGAGTAGCAACTGCACTTCCAGATGCTTGCGCAAATGTAGATGAGCCATTCTTAATAGACATAATAGCCGATGCGTCTGTTACGGCATTACCGACAGACTTTGAAAGTTCTGCTGTGTATTCGTCCATACGAACTGCGGCATCTTTTGCAGATGAAGCATCGCTGAACAAATCAGCAGCCTTTGGGGCTGAAACTGACATTTTTTCCTTTCGTAAAGAGTTTGTTGGAGTTAGATACTTGGCTTTAATTCTGCCGCTTTGGTTTCAAAATCTGATGCCAATTCGCGATAACCGCGTGCCAAGTCTTTATCTGCGGTGGTTGCTGACTTTGCGCGATATTCGGCTGATTTTGCTAGAAGTTCAGACATTTGTTGAACATCTACTTTTATAGCCGCACGCTTTGGTCCGCCTGATACTGCTTTTGTCTTAGCCGTTGCCAACTCTGCTTGCAACTTATTAATTTCCTCTTTATAGGATTTAATCTCCGTTGTTACAGTTTCGGTAGCACTCTTTACGGCTTTTGTGATAATAGCATTAATTGCTTTCTCATCAATAGCAGATAAATCCACATCTTCTGTGGAATCTTCATTGTCTTCTTCTTCAATTATTGTGCCGACTTCTTCAATAGTAGTTGCAGGAATAATTGTGTCAATACTCTTAGGAGTATCGGTAGGTGAAATCATTTGTGCGGTACTCATGTGTGATGTTGTAGTTCCATCAGGCAAACTTGTTGGACCACCACCATGACTAGCGGTAGGTACATTACAACCACACTCTAAACACTTATGAGTAGATTTTGTTTTTTCATGACCATTACAAATTGCTTTATCGCAACCGCCTTTTTCTGCGCATGCTTTGCAACCTACGCAATCGCAATCGCCAGTATCTACTTTATCCAAAGTTTCTTTTTCTTCTGCATCTTCAACTGCTTCTTCTTTGGTATCGTGATATTCTTTTTCTTCATCTTCCATTTCCATACCTGCTTCTTTACACATGGCTTTAGATGCGGCAAGTGCTTCTCCAGCAGCGGCATAATTTCTTTTGGCTTCTTCGTATAACTTCATTAATTCTTCTTTTGACGGCTTCTCTGAAACCGCTATATCTTCTTCTTTATGTTCCATTTTTTCTCCTTTTGCGGTTTCTACCGTTTTTTTATTGGTTTCTTTTCTATATGTACCACCGCGAGATTTGTATTCGCGGACTACCCATGCATTTGCTACTGCTGATGGATAAACATCAAACTTTCTTTTTGCTTCTCCCTTAATACGATTATAAAGTTCGGTATTGGAAGGTTCTGAATCTTTTCCGCCTCTATTAATTGCTTCATAATTTGGTTCTTCTTCTTTTATAATTAATTCTTCAACTCTTACTAAATTAGTTTCGCCATCTACTGATTTAGCCAAAGTTAATTTGGCATTTGGATTGGCTGGTCTATCTACTAAAGAAATCTCTACGATTTGTCCATCTATAATTCTGCCGTTTGCGGCTTTCTGGTCGCGAACTATACGCGGTGCGCGAATGCCAATACTAAATCCTTTTAATACGCCAGTTTCTACTTTTTTTACACTAACTGGGTCAACAACTAATGCAGAAATATAATGACCATCTGGTTTACTATCTAATTCTTTAGCAACACCTGCGGCTATATTGCTATGTTGTTCTCTAATATTTCCACCAGTTTTGAACCATTCTGGCATTGCAGTTTCTAACCAAGCGGCATCACAAATTTGTTGGTCAATATCTAAAGAATCATCTGTTGCTTTACCATAAACTAGCAAAGTTCCATCATCTTGTTTTTCTTGTTTAATAATTCTTGCAAATGCGCTGGTAATATCTGTGGTCATTGATTTATCCTTTTTCTTTTCTCTCTCGGCTATTGAATTAGCCCAAGTTCTTCCTGCATCGCCACCCCATAGAAGCCACGCAATAAATCCTCTTGACGGATTAGATGCATTACCCCAGTTTTCTCCTTTTTTATCAACTTCGTGCCTAGCGAAATAACTTACCATACGATTAATGGTTTCCAAAGGTAAAGATTTGCCATTTGATAAATCTCTTGCTCTTGCAACTCCTACTGCGGTTCCACCACGCTTAAACTCTCTACGCAGTTCTAAACCGCGTTTTGCGTTATTACGAGCACCTTGCGGTGGTGAAAATCCGTCTGCCATATTTAAAACCTCTTATTATTCATTATTAAGAATATATGTTAATGCATCTTCACCAATATTTTGCGTATCTATTATATACGGGGCAATATCGCAAACACAGTTAGGGTGTGCAGGTGGTTCCGTATCTCCACTTGGAAATGTATCGTCAATACGGATAGGCGAAACATCTGCATTCTCTTGGCATAAATCACAAGGGTCTGCAACTAACCATTCTACCAGTTCCACACCACTTTCTTCATACAATTCCCGTGATGCCGTAGTTACTGCACGGCTCATTTCGGTTTGTGTAATAGTTAATGCTCTTTCTGGGTCATCAATAATGTCGCTAATATCTGCATCTCTAGGGGTATCACCGCGTTCTAATATTCTTGCCAATGCACTACCAATACGGTCAATACTGGTTTGATTTAAACCTTGAATAGTAATGCTTCTTCTATCTAATAAATTGCTTAACCCTTTGGGTGGTTTTACCAATCTTGCTGCGGCACGGTTTCCGGGCTTCCATTTATCCCAATTAATACTAGAGGCGTTACGCATTTCTTTCAAAGTTGGTGCCTTATTTATCTTTGCTTTACTTAGTGCGCTTAAACCAATATCTTCGCCTAGAATATAACTTTCTGCATAAACTGTGTTAAACGCACGCATTAATGCATTACTATTAGGCAATATATTAGTTCTTGCCCAATCTCTTGCCTGTTCTGGCGTTATTGTTTGAAAGTTTTGGGCATTCCAATCGTTAATAACTCTTTCAATATTAATACTTTCTTTAATAGCATCACGAATTAATTTAGCACGCCGAGCGGCTAATCTAATCTTTGCGCCATTGCGTTTCTTCCATTGGCGATTCATAATTACCTACGCTAAATAGCGTTCAGCATACCAACGAGCGCTATCGTAATCTTTAACAGATACGAATTTATTTAACACTTCTGCATATATAACTGGTACATTTTTAAAACGAAAATCTCGTTCTGGCGATTTTTTTAGAAATCTAAGAAATTGTTTTAATTCTTCTACTGCCTTTTGCGTATCTGTTTCTTCTTCTATCTGCACATTTTCTATTGGTGTATTTATCTCATCAATTTGTTCACCGTCATCTGTAATAGATGTGCTTGTATCGTCAAACGATTTAAGTCCATCATTAGTTACAAAATAGGCACCCATTCCAGTAACGATAATTGGCATATCGGCTTCTGGTGCTTCTATTAATGGCATACCTGCTCTAGAACGGCTTTCATTAATAGTTAAGTTACCAGATTTAATATCTATATCGCGTGTGCGTGCAACACTTTCTAAGTCTTGGCGACCGCTCTCCATAAATTTAAATTCAAGTTCTCTAGGCATTCCCAAATAGATATAAGAAAGATTACTAATCATTTTTCCTACCCAAGTTGCCAATGGGATTGCGCCTAATACTTCGCTACTTTCTGCTTGACCTAATTGAAAACCTGCACCGCCTAAACCACCTTTAGGACTAAATCCGATTTCAGCAGGTTGCACACCGTAATGACCACAAATACTATTAACTAAATAATCGTCAAGAGTATCTTTAAACTTCTCGCCGTAACCGTCAAATTGAACTGGTTCCATGCCGATAGGTAATAATCTTACGCGTTTGCGTTGTTCGGTTTGTCCTGATAAATCACTATTGAAAATATTCTCGTATGCACGAAGTAAGTCTGGATTATTACCAAAGTTTGCATCAGTTTTAATCATTAACTCTGGCGTAACGCCATCTGTATATTCTGCTCTTATCCATTGTTGTCTGCGTAAATAAATATCGGCTATTGGTAGTGCTCTTTCTGTTGGTGAGAAACCATATACCGAAGTAGTTCTGCGATTACGCACTAAATAAGATAACTCATCACAAGTAAATTCACCATCTGCTGGTTCTTCTTCTGTTGGTGCGGCAAATTCTGAGCGTGGGAAACCATATAAAATTTGTTGATATGCAGGATAAGGTGGCATTGGTCGCATGCCTCTATCATCTATTAATGGCTTAACGGTTGAACCATCTAGTATTTGTAATCCGTTTAATTCTCCGCCTACTGTTGCTTGCGGCCATACTGTCCAAGCATCTAATACTAGAATTTCTTCTAGTGCAATATTTAACCAATCGTACATTAATAATCCATTAGCCTTATCTGGTTGTTCCCAAAATTGTCTTAGTCTGCTAATTTCATCTGTGAATCTATCTCTTGCCATACTCATCGCACGAACATGAGAAGTTGCGCCTGTTTCTGAGATAATCTTTTCAGCACTATCTTCTGCCAAAACAATATCCCAACTTAACCCTAATATTTTTGCTTTAGTAACTTCTATACATCTACGCAAAATATCTATCTGGTCTGCTGCCGCTCTAAGAGTTTTAAACGGTGTTAATCTTGTTTCGGTAATATTAATATTTTGTGCAACTTGAAATTCATATCTGCGTGGGTCTGGTCTGCCATCTGCACGAGGTGGATTAATAGCACCAGGAATAATTGGACTGCCTGGTCCAAAAGGAACATTAGGATAATTTGGATTGCGTTCTAGTGGAACGGTTTGTCCATAGATTGCAGTTTGCGGAGTTGTTTGCCGCATTTGTTGTTCCGTCATAGTAGTTGCACCTACTGGTAGATTAGGTGCTTTAGTAATCTCTTTTGCTAATCTTTTAGCAAATTGGTCAATTAAACCCATTACTTTAACCTCTCAAATTGTTGCCACACTTATTACAAGTTGCCGCTGTCTTTGGTGATGGCATACCGCAAACAGAACACAATAATGCCATATTTGCTAATGCAATCATACTACTTCCGCCACTATTAAGTTCTGTTAATGCCCAAACTAAGGCATCTAATCTGTCGGGGCTTTCGTTAGATAGTGGTGTCCATTCGCACATTTGGCTTTCTAAATCAGGAAAGTAACCAATATGATGCACTTTGCCTTGTTCGTATAAACTAGATATTGGTTCTGCTCTAAGTTGTTTACCCCTAGTTGCAGTTACTTTCTTAGTGGCAACTGTAACATCAACTTGCTTTAATAACATAATAACCATATCACCGCCGTTATTTGTTTCGGCAACTATCTTATCTGCTTTATATTCGTGATAAAGATTAACGGCTTGTCTTGCCCATTTATCTGGACTTGCACGCAAAGACTTATCGCTTAAAATATAATAATCACCTGAACTAGATATTCCTGCACAAACTATTCCTGTTTCATCAGAAGTGGCAGAAGATGTAACGGCAGGGTCTATTGCGACCACAACTCTTACTAATGATGGCGCTTCTGTAACTCTTGCCTCTTCAATCATCTCTCTAGTCCATAATGCACCTTCTACATTGTCTAGAATTTCACCATATAACTCTTGTCTGCCTAATCTGGTGTTTTCGTATCTTGCCTTTAGTTCTACTAAAGCAGAAGCGGCTAGATTTTTAGCGTTATCGAAAGTTGAACCACGCACTACGCGCACACCATCTCTGGCAATTAATTCTTTAATTAGTTTTGTGGGTCTAGGCGTAGTTGTAACTATTGTTTGTGGGAACTCGCCTAATCGCAGACCGAATTGATATTGGTCCCATGCATCTGGGTATTTAAATGCCGCCAACTCATCAAACCAACCGCCATGAAATTGCGGTCCTCTAAATCTATCTGGTTCTTCGCCACTAAATAGTTTAATGCGCGAACCGTTAGTTAAAAATAATTCTCCGATAGAACGATTGTAATCTTTTAATGTGCCGTATTCGCGCAATATCTGCACTATACCCGATTGCCCTTCGGCGCAAGTATCTCTAACATCAGAATAAGTTGGTGCCGCTATTGCCCAGCGTGTCTTAGCGTTACTAGATGCCTGAAATGCTAACCATTCAGCTGCCGTGCGTGTCTTACCTGCACCACGACCAGCAAGATATAACCAAGTCTTCCATGTCTTATCTTCAGTTGGTATCTGCTCTGGTCTCGCTAGTTGGTGCTTCCAGCGCACTTGTCGGCTCGCTATTAAGGAGAGTGACAAGTCTTTGGACTTCGGCATCAATTGTGTCGCGGTCATATAGATTTACCTCTATCTGTGCCTTCGTTGGCATATCTAAGCCAAGTAATCTTGCTCTGCGTTCCATTATCTTCATTAACGCTACTACACCACGAAATCTATCCTGGCTGGTAACACCGTTAATAACATCACCCCATATTGCCGCCTGAGCAATATTAAGCCTATCCATTTCTATATTACGAGTTTCAACTACATCATCATAAACAATACGCAGACAGGCATTCTTATATGCCTTATGCGCCCCACTTGCACTTGCGTAACCTAAACGCTGAGCAATTAAATCAAAAGTTAATCCACCCCTGCGCAGTTCTAACACTTTGGCTTCTTTTCCCAAAGTATCTGGATTAATTTTACTCTTCTTTGGCATGATTTACACTCCCAATATACACTACAAATATAACATTAGTTGGTTGGTCGTGGGCATAATACTTTGGCAATTTCTATATTAGGTTCTCCTGCATATTTGAACCCAGTAGTTATACGGCTTCGAGATAGTCCTAATCTGCCAGTTAGAGAAGAAGTTTTGCCTCTTTGACCCACTCTAGATGGTTCTCTTATCATCTCCCACTCCTTACTCTTATTCAACGACCTAACGCGTGCTGGGTGAGAGGTAGTCGTATAGGTATCTAACCCCTGACCCTTTAGTCCAGCGCAAACGGCGTTCACAAATCTTCCGCCAATACCTATACCCTGATAGTCTGGCAGAACAACAGTTCTACTTATACGGCGTGCGTTTTTAACATTAGCATTAACTAATGGCAATATTGCAGTCATAACGGCAGGTTGGTCTTCTATTAAACCTAGATATATCTGAGCAGATTTATTCAAACTGTCGCTTAGATAGTGATGACGGCTGAATAAGTGCCACGCTTCATACTTTGCCCAAATGACTTCACAATCGATTTGTGGACGGGGTTGAACCGACCCCCAAACAAATTGGCCAATGTGGGGCTGATAAATCCAATCGGGTTGAATCCATTGTTCTATATCGTAATGGCACGATACGGCAACAAATTTCTGATTACGCGCTCGCACCGTTTTGGCTATGGCGGCAGAACCTATTTTGGCTACTGTTCTATCTATAACGGAAGTAAATTCATCTACTACGGCTATCTCAATACTTTCTGCCAATACTCTAGCCATAGCAACTCTAAACTTCTCGCCATTAGATAAGTTTTCATATGGTCTTAACCATGCTGGCGGTGAACTAAACCCGACCGAAGATAACAATTCTGTTATATCTTTAATTGATAAGTATTTAGGGAAATCATCAATAACTGCATTACTAGAACCCCATGCCATTTTTTCGGTTGATGTTAACTCTTTATTAAACATTTCTTTGGCGATAGTGGTTTTTCCTGCACCCGAAGGACCAACAATTAACCCAATATTCCAATCGCGTGCATTTAAGTCAGGTATATTATTAGATATTTCAGTAACGGATACTTTTGCCGCCTGTAAATCAAATATACCCTCTAATTGCATTACTCTTGGGGTGCGATTAATTTCGGTTTGTAATCTAACTATGTTCATTAGTTCCTTGTCTTAATGCAACCGTATAACTTGGATACCGTTTATTTAAACCTTTTCTTATTTGATTAGCAGATACTTTATATATCAGATACATAAATTTAAAATACATTACAACCCCCACTTTATGTAATGCTCTAAGATAAACTTATACATTTCTAAATCGAGCAGTAACATTTCTAACTGCCATAATACTTCACTCATTGTGCCTCCTATATAACTATTGCTCTTACTCGTAATCCTTCTTGTGATAAGCGTAAGAGAAGTGCTGTTTGGTCATTTTCATTATCACATTCAATTACCACTTCATAGCGTTCTGCAATCTCTTTAACGCTAGTATCTATCTCATCTCTGGTTTTTAAATCAAAATCTTTAAAACCAAAATCATTAATATTCCAATCTTCAAATTTAAGTTCTCGTAATTGTGTTAGTAATGTTTCGGTATCTCATGATGCTAATTCTGCTGAACGATTATCAGCAAGCGCATAGGCTTTTATAGTGTCTTTATCCCAATCATCGGGAACTCGAACTACGGATAACCCTTTCCACCCAATTAGTTTGGCGGCTTCTAGAGTTCCATTACCAGCAACAATTACATTTTTATTAGTAATTACTACTGGTTTGCGTTGCCCAAATTTCTGTAACGATTTAGCAATAGCGTCTAAGTTTTTTTGATTATGTGTTCGTGCATTATTTGGGTCTGATTGCAAATCATCAATATTAATGATTTCTGTTTTTAGTTCCATTTTTGCCTCTCTTAATTAAAGAGAGAGAGTGCCGAAGGGACGGAATCGCACTCTCTCTCTAGTTCATCACGCCGAAGGGACATTCGGGGTGCGAACTGCCTCCACTCGCAGGACATCTTCTAATTTGAATAATGACCGTCTTTTAAATTTATTAACTGGCACTAATGTTTTTCTGAACACTAATTGCCTTAGATTATTAGGTGTAATGTTAAGATACTCAGATACATAAACACTATCTACTAATTTTTCATCATCTTGCATATTGTGCCTTTCTAAGCCCAAGGGTCATCAATTGGGTCTTCAATTGGTCGGTCATTTGGAATCGTAATTGGTTCTGTTACATTTTTAGGAACAATACCATAACTATCACAATTAATTTGTAATGATTTCTGATTATTGCCTTCTTTATCTATCCAAGTTTCTATACTAAATTTACCACTTAGTAATACTTTATGACCTTTTCTTAATTCGTTTGCGGCGCCAGTTGCATCTTTACCCCAAACGAAACAACGAAACCAAATTGTTTCAGCATCTTGCCACTCATTATTTTTTTTAATTCTTGGTGTATTTGCCATAGTGAAACTTGTAACTATTAAACCATTGGGAGTATGCCTTAGTTCAGGGTCAGTTCCTAAATTACCTACAACTGTAATTATGCCTTCACCAGCCATTATCTTTCCTTTCTATCTCGTTATAATTACCATCAATCGTAAGTATAACGGTTGAACCGTTAGATAATTGTAATGGATACTCAAATGGGTTTTCGTGTGTCGGAACTATATGACCTGTTTCGGTTGCCTTTGTTATATTCATATGAACAGAATTAGTATTAAGATTATGGCATTCGTGGTGAAGCGCAATTAAGTTATCTATCGTATCTTTACCACCACGCGAGCGCAGTTTTCTATGATGTAATGCAAAGTTTTTAGGAAGTGCAAACCCACAAAATTCGCAGTAACCTTTACACCGTGCCAGAGTTAAGTCGCGTAGAGATTTCCAGTTCGTCAATAGATGCCTTTCTAGAACTTTCTAATGGGCTAATCGGAATATCTGTCGAATTGATTATCAATAATGGCGTTATGGATATTGCTGTTTAATTTACTTCTATCTGTAACTTTTATCCAAACGCCTTCTGTAAGACCATATTCTTTATTTGCAGTTAATTTTACAACTTGTTGGTCATCTTCATAGGCAACAGCACTTAAACCATCTAAAACTGCTCGTGCTAATTTATCTATATCTGGTCTTTTAAATGGTTCTTTGCGTGTAACTGTTTTGGGTTTATTAAATATAAAAGTCAAATTAACCTCTACGCCTTCTTGCGCTTTTTCTAATAATACTTTTCTTGCAGTATTAGCAATATCAGCACGCCATAATGCCAAGTCTTGCGACCTTACATGAATAGCGTTACCATTAATAAATTTTAGAGAACCCTGTGGTATTGGACGACCTCTTACAAAAAAGTGCGTGTTAGTACCAGTTAAGTCGTTGCCAATGGTTCCAAGCGTTGCAGGGTTTGTCATAACGATGCTCAATATACCGCAATCCGTTACTAATTTGTACCAATGGGTCATTAGAAGTTTCATTTAACATTTGGGCTATACCGTAAGCAGTGCTATTTGGATTATCGGCTAAATGATTCCAAGCACTTTCTTTACCCCATAGGCGTTTGAGACAAATTAGTTCCTCTTTATCCCAGTTATAACTATCCATTTTCTGAGCGGCATATAATTTAAAATCGGTCTTATCTAGAATCTGAGTTTCTTCTTTTTGCTTTATTGGTGCCTCAGCGTGCGCTGGCGTTAAAATTGCCACTAGAAAAGAGAATACAGATATTATGGATATTTTTATTTTTATTAGATTTGGCATTTCTACTCCTTAAAGAATACGAGTTTTATTCGTTTCTTGTTTATTGTAGTTTTCTGCTTGTTTGTATAGGGAGAGTTCCCTTAATCTTTGCCCTAATTCCTCACTCGTGTTAGATGTATCTTGAATATGTGCTCGTTTTGGTTCACATACTGGGCAAAATCGTGAACCAGTGTACCAATTTTCTATACATATTTCCTTACCTTTTACCATTCTTTTCTCTATTTCTTTATACTGAACTTCAATAAAACCTTTAATACAATTACAATCTTTATCCATTACAACTCCTTTCTTAGTTCATTTAGTGCGTCATCTACACCATCTTGATAACCTTCGTTATAAATATTTTGCAAAGATGTTGTGTTTTCGAAAGCACTATTTCTATGGCGTAATGTTTCTATATTGCGTAATAGTTTTTGAATGAATTCAAAATGGTCAATCTGTGTCATCTTTTTTTCCTAACGCTATATCTGCGCAAATTGCCTGAACTCCTAATAAAGCATTATCTAAACCGCCTGATATTTTTAATATCTGTGCTCTATTACTAATTGGTTCCCATGAACAAATATCATCATAGATTTTTTGCCTTATTTGTCCTTCAAGAACCGTTATAACAGATTTGGCTAATTCACTATGTTTTTTATCAGCCGTTTCTAGAAATAATTGTCCATCTTTTATATGCCAGTGTGCCGATTTGCACTTTGTATTAAACAAATGCCATCACCCCCTGCCTCTTTTGTGGTCATTTGCCAATTCCCAGTGATAAAGGCAAATCATCTTACCCATTTTAATATTGGTGGCTTTATCACCACAGATAATACATTTTTGTTGTCCTTCTTCTAGTTCTCTCTTTAAATCGTTAATCGTTTTTTCTTGCGTCATGAAGTTTGCCTTTCCTTATATATATTTTGTGCTACTCGGGTAGCGTAGGATAATAAGTCAGTTAAATCTTTACTCGCCGCTTCATCTATGGCTAATAAAGCAATCCTGCCAAACCGTTTGGTCATTTGACCTATGCGCCCAATTTCTGCGCTGGATAACTGTCTAGTTTGTAGTTCTGATACATACCACGCAGTAAGTGCTATACAACCGCCTATATCGTTGGCGCCATGTAATTTATCCCATTCTTCTTCTACTAACTTAGATAAGTTCCAAGCGTTAATGCCGTTAGCCCTAGCGTTTGCTAATTTATTACTTATATTTTCTACGGCAAGTCTTGCGCTTTTAACTTTTACCGAAGGTAGAAGTTCTTTATTTTCTGTATTCTGTTTTATGTATTCTGTATTCTGTATTCTGTCTTCTGGCTCTGTTAGTAACTCGTTACTATGTCGTTCTCTATATCTTTTCTGCCTTTCTCGTAGAGATTTGCGTTTTTCTTCTACTTGTTCCTTACTGGTTTGATGTGCCAAATAATCGTGGATTTGAAATCCATTTATTACGGATTTAGCAATCCATAAACCAGCCGTGGATAGTTCAGCAATTATTGCCATATCTTCCTGAACCATACGAGCCGCAACTATCATCGGGATAAAGCCGTCGGTTAAATATCTACCCGAATAACATAACCCTTCTATATGTGTGCGGAACGCC